TGCTATAATAGGTTTGCCTGTAGATGCAAATTCTAGTAAAGGTCGTCCAAATCCTTCGCCTTTAGTGTATGAAACCATTGCTTTAACTTTGGAATGATTATATAATGAATTCATTTCATTGTCAGATAAATCTCCATGTAATAGATATATGTTTGGAAGTTTAGCAGTTTTAGGAAATAAATCTCTAATTTCATTGATATATTTTTCCATTTTTTCTCTATCTGTTACAGAATATGTAGCTGAACTAGTTTTTAATATTAATCCTGGTGCTTTATCTTTGTTTTTAAATGTTTCTATAAAGTTATGAATTAATCCACTAATATTTTTTCTATCTTCTCCTAATGATCCTTGCAACCAATGTCCAACAAATAAGTAACAAAATTGTTCATGTATTACAGATAAATCTATAGACTCTTGTTTATTATCTTTGCTATATACATCTTTATTAAAATATTCTGATATAACATGTATTTCAGGTGTTATTGCAATATTATGTTTCTCCGCAGTGTTTGTTAATACAGATTTAGTAAAATTGGATGGAACTACAATTACTTGCATTCTATTAATAGCTTCAATCCATTCTTTAGAACATATATCTCCTTCTGTGACTGCAGTTACCCCAATATTAAATTTACCAACTGGCTGAAACTCATTTGGTATTGTTATCTGTATCCATATATCCGGTTGCTCTTTTAAAGGTAATGGAACTAGTCTAGTTCTCATATGATCAGGTAATGGAAATGTTAATGGAGTACTTCCCCATGGCATTGATAGTAACTTTATGTCCCAATCGTTACCACGTTGTTCTATTATATTATCTATTACTTCTCTTGCATGATGTCCATAACCTGATTGTGTTGCTACTGGACTTGATATTACACATTTTCTCATACTATTCCCATTTCTTTATATTGTTTATTTGTTATTTTTCTTAATGTATATCTTGGTCTATCTGTCTTTGGATATTTAAATAAGAAATCTATCATTTCTATCATTTTGTCACCCATTTGTTTTGATGTTAATCCAGATGTTAAACAAAACTCTCTTCCTTCTTCGCCACATTCTTCTCTTTGATCTTTTGGCATATTCCACCAATATAACAATGCTTCGCCTACTTCTTCGAATTGTGCACGATCATCAAATATATATGGAGTTATTGGAGATCCTTGACAAGATCTATTTGATGGAAATACTGGTTTCACCCATTTTCCATGAGTTTTAAAGGTTCCTTTATGATTTGAAGAAAACTTACCATCAAATTCAATCCAATTTCCATCTTTATCTTCAAATTTACACTGATCCTGTAATCCTCCAGTTACGTTGTTAACAATTGGAGTACATGACAATAATGCTTCTGTACAACTCAATCCCCATCCTTCATTAGATGCTATATTAACTACAACATCGGATATGTTATACATTGCATTTAATTCTTGTATTGTTAATTTTTTTTCTGAAAATATAACTTTACATTCAGGAGCTACATTTTTCCAAACCGCTCTGATATCAGTACCATTTGCATCAGATGCTTGAGTATGCATTAACAATGCTACTCTATCTTTTTTGTCTTTTGGTAACATGTTTCTAAAATGCTGAAATGCTAATACTACATCTCCTGGTTGTTTTCTTCTTATATTTCTATTATTCCAAAATACTACAAAGTCAACATCATTTTTAATTTTTATATCAGTATGAAATCTTTGATATAAATCATCTGATTCTGGTATTGGTTTATATACATTATGATTTAATCCATGAGGTACATATCCAGTAATTACTTCGTCCCACTCTAATTCTGGATCTTGATTATTATCTTCTGCATCAAAATCATATACCCCATAATCGTTCTGTAACAACACTTCTCGGTGTATATTATCAGATTGTTTAGAAATTCCCATTATTAGGTCACAGCTCGCATAAAAGGGTGAATTCCACATTGGATATGGAAGATCGTCCCAAATTGAATAATATATAATTGGAATTTTAAATGTTGTTTTTATTTCATGCTCTATTGCATACAACCATTCCCAATATCTAGGATCTGTAAAATGAAATATTGCATCTGGTTTTTCTTGATGTAACACTGCAAATAGTAAATTTCTATCTCCATATCCATTGGATGGAATAATTTTTACAACTGCATCTTCTATTCCGGATTCTTTTGCGACGTCTTTTGATACATCAAACATCTTTCCAGCATCTGGATGATTCATTGCTGCGCCTATTTGTACCCAATCATATTGACGTACTGTATTTAAAACTATTTCTTTTGATATTGTTCCTATTCCTGATGGTAATCTCAAATCATCAGCTAATAACAATATCTTTTTCTTTTTCTGTTTATTTGGATCTATTTTTTTTAATTTAGGTAACTCCATTTATGTCCTTATTTATAACTTATTTAATATAAATATCAACCTAGTACAACAACTGGTTTATTTAATTTTTTAACTTTATTATATGCTGTTTGTAACTGAGGATTCATATTATTTTCATTATTCAATATCATTAAATAATCACAATTTTCTGCTAACAATCTCATTCGATGAAGAAGTTGCGAGAAATGATATTTTTTTCCATAATATGACTCTGGAAGAGCTGAATATAAATTATATCCTGTATATGATGCATTATATTCTTCATATTTTATTCCAAATTCTAATGCAAACTTACGAATCATATAATTTGCACCTTCTGTTCCTCCAGCTCCAACTAATATTAAATCTTGTTTAAATTTATTTTTTAAATCAGTTAAAATTTGTTGTACTTTTCTTTTATTTTGCCATTCTTTATTTCCAATAATAGCAACTTTAGTCATTTAACAATTCTTTTGTAGATTGTTTGCCTGATCCGATATGAGATAGCATCATTTTTAATGCTTCTAATTTATCTTGTGCATCTGCAAATTGTGCTACTATGTTATCCATTTCTTCTGTATGTTGTGGATGTTCTCCAATACCAACAGAATTACTTAAGTATATATTTAGTCTAGCAACTGCGTCTGCTTTATCTGCACGATATTTTGAATATAATGCATCTAATAATAATCCATCCATAATTTCCTTTTTTTATTTATTATATTAAAATTTATTCACGAATCCTATTTTCTTTAGGACAATTTTCATAATCCATTTTAAATGGACACCATTTACAATTTTTAGCTCCTCGGCCAGCAAGTGCTAAATATTTTTGATCTTTTCTTTTATTTCCATCTATATCAAAGCAATGTTCTATAAATGAATCTATACTTCGCTGTATTCTTTTTCTAGTAACTGATCCAGATGCTGGATTTAATAATTGTATCCTTTTTTGTGGAAACATTGATTCTTCTAGTAGCTTTCGTTTCACTATAAAAAATTCAATATCAATATTATCTATAGGCGTTCCAAATTGATCTGAAAAGTATTTTTTATAAGCAACTAATTGGGCTGCTTTTAATTTATCTGCTTTTTGATATTTATTCCATCCTCTAGTTGATGTCTTTATGTCAATAACCTTAATTTTATTTTGTACAGTATCTCTAACTACTATATCTATAAATCCATACCAGAAAACATTTTTATTACTAGTTGAAGCAGGAACTGCTAATTCAATTTCTATTCCTACTAACTCTTGATTCTTTGTAGAAAAATATTGAGCTCTTCTTTTTTTGAACCATTCTAGAATAGCCATACCATCTTCTAAATGTTCTGCTAATTCATTAGGAGTAGAAAAGTGTATACCATCGTTAGCCTTGACTCCTTTTGTATACTCCATCTTCATACAAGTTAACAACATATCACGAAGATCTAAATTATTTGCTGCTTTAACAGAATCTGTATACATTACTGTTAAATATTCTTGTAATGTTTCATGAAATGCTGTTCCAAAACATGTTGCTATACTATATGTGAATGGTGCTAATTTGTCAATGTAAGAAAGTTTCCATTGGTGTGGACATTTTTCAAACATTGACCATTGTGAATAAGATATCTTAGCAGGAGCTTTTGATACATCATTTAATGATAATTTATATATAGGATTTATGTATCCGGATTTCATGGATATACTATAAGATCTTGTTTACATTCTAGTATAAGGTCATCTTTTATTTCAGCAATTTTATCATAAAACTTGTCAACTGCTTCATCATATGCATATTCATCTTCACTATCTTCAAAATCATCTTCATCTGGATATTCTGGTAATCCATCGTCTTCACAAATAAATTCAGATCCGTTTTGATTAGCATATCCTCCAGAAACATGTAAATATGCCTCATCTTCACTTCTAGCTTCCATTTCAAATTCTCCTCGCTTTGTAAACCAATCTGCTATTTCATGAAATAATTCTTCTGGTGGATACCATGCTGAATCAAATGTTAAATCAATAATATCGTCGTCTACTTGCCAATCATGTACAAAACACCATTTTGCTCCTACATTTTCAGTCATCCATTCTCTAGTTAAATTATCTTTTGGATAATCTTTATATAATAATCCATATAAATTATCAGCCAATAAATCACTTTTTTCTCTCCAATCCGCTTTTTCAACTTCTGGTGTAAATAATTTATCTGCAAAATTTTTTAAAAGTTTTTTAGATGCTTCTATACTCACAACTGTATATACGTTATTTGCCATAATATTTTTATTATATTATAAGAAATTATTCGGATTGATCCAAATATTCTGTAAGATATATGTCTATTAAATCTTTTGTCTTTTTTAAATCTTCTTCAAATTGTCCTTTTTTTCTACATCTAACAATTCTTTTAACAATATCAAATTCATATGAATTTAAATTCCATTCTTCTGAGAACTTATATAAACTAGATTTACCAACATAATGATATTGAGTATTTACTGATTCTGTGTTATCTGATTCAAATTTCATTTTTTACCTTTCAACATTGTTTTTATTTCTTTTTCTGTATATCCATATAAAGATAACAAAGATCTGCAACTATCTTTTGGCATTAGATCGATATACTCAATGGCTTCTGATTTGCTTATCAGATAGTGGTCTGCAATTTGTGAAACTAATTCTTTATTATACTTATCTTCCTTTTTTCCTTTAATGTACTTAGCAAAGGTTCTCTGGGCAGGTAGAAGGCCGTGATAGAGACGATAAGTATCCTTATGGGATAGTAACCCTATTGTATATTTCTGTAACTGATTGATTATTTCAATTAGTTCCATTCTCATTGATAACCATCTATTAACTAAATAAGGAGAAAACTTTTTATGGTCAATATCTGTATATTCAGACCAAGCTTTCTTTTTATGAGTCATTCCATCAATAAAATCGAAAATAGTTGCAGGTTTCTTTGTCATAATTTATATTTGTGTTTATATGTATCAATAAATGATTCTCCAACTGCTAATTCTAATACTACTGCATTTTCAGGCACGCCTGGCATTTTCTTTTCATTAACAACGTCGACATTTTTATTTTTAAATATTTTCATTTTAGTTCTAGCATTTTTCCGATTAGAAGTTTTGAATACTAAAACTACTGGACCTTTTATGTATGGAGCTCCCATTATTTTTTTACTGGTCTAAATTCTTCTGGAACATGTCCGCAATCATCGCATCTAAATACTGGGACGGGTACCATACTATCTTTATCAGCTCCAGTAATAAATCTTGAAACTTTATTTATTGCCATTACTTGACGAAAATACATTCCGCCACATTCAGAACAGATTAATGGTTTTAAATCGTCTGGTTTAATATTTAAATTTGGTTTATTCATTATAATTCATTCATTAATTTAACAAACATTGACATAATATTAATTTCTTTATCAACTACATGAGAGTCAGTATACCTTCC